AGGACAAAAATGAGGCTCATAGATTGTATGATCCTGTCAGGGATAATTTAAAATTCTTAGATGCCACAGGTAAACCTATGAGTTGGGCAGAGGCAGTAATAAAAAGTTACAAGCCTGACATAGTTGTCATGGATATTGGTAGTAAGTTTTCTGAAGAGGGAGCTAACACTAATAACCATGAAGCATTAAAAGCCAATGCAATTTATGCTAGGAATATAGGTAAGATGTATGGCTGTTTAGTTGTTTACTGCACTCAGTTATCAGCAGAGGCAGAGGGTAAGATTGTTTTATCCCAAGCTATGATTGAGGGTAGTAAAACAGGTCTAGCAGGAGAGTCGGATCTTATGATTCTTATTGCTAGGAATCCCCCTATGAACGATCAGACTGAAGACGATGGACTAAGGTATCTAAACATTGTCAAGAATAAAATATCAGGAGTTCATAGGATTGTTAATTGTGAATTTGATTTTCATACAGGAGTATATTCATCATGAACTACATATCAGTATGTTCTGGAATAGAGGCGGCTACTGTAGCTTGGAATAAACTAGGGTGGAATCCTCTAGGTTTTTCTGAAATAGATAAGTTTCCGTCTGCTGTTCTGCAACACCATTACCCAAACGTGCCTAACTTAGGTGACATGACTAACTACAAGGAGTGGAACATAAATGAATCAGTTGACCTTATTATCGGAGGAACACCATGCCAATCGTTCAGTATCTCAGGACTCAGGAAAGGACTTGAAGACCCAAGAGGAAACCTTGCCCTCACCTATATTGGATTACTTGACCACTTTAAACCCAAATATTTCATCTGGGAAAATGTCCCTGGAGTTTTGTCCTCTAACAAAGGAGAAGACTTTAGCTCCTTCATCAGGGCGATTCAAAAAATCGGGTATGGGTTCGCCTACAGAACTTTGGATGCTCAATACTTCGGAGTACCCCAAAGACGTAAAAGAGTCTTTGTTGTTGGATGTTCTTCAGGAGACTGGAGAAGTGCCGCAGAGATACTCTTTGAGCCAGAAAGCCTGTCGAGGGATACTGAGGAGAGCAGACAAAAGGGGAAAGACTCTACCAAAGAAACTAGAGGAAGCTCTACTACAGACAACAGGTGGCCTGCGAGAATAAGTAACACACTTGATGTAGCTTATCACGATAAGTTGGGATTAGAAGATCAACATATAAATGCCGACTGTCCTAAGTTTGTACCTGTTTCTATTCAAGGTAATCTAATCGGCAGAAGTGAGAAAGCTGGGCCAAATGGAGTGGGTGCATCTGAAGATAATACTATGTACACTTTAACTAAGACAGATGTTCATGCTGTTGTATATGAGGCTCATGCTAAAGATGCACGATACAGAGATACTGAGCAAACATCCCCTACCATGAAAGCAAGGTGGGAAAATATGACAGACACTCCTATTGTATATGAGAACCATACACCTTTAGTAAATCAATCTGTAATTAGAAGACTGACACCTGTAGAATGTGAAAGGCTACAAGGGTTTCCATGTAGATATACTGAGATACCTTATAACAATAGACCTCATACACCTGACGGACACAGGTATAAAGCACTAGGCAATAGCATGGCTGTGCCTGTTATTAGATGGTTAGGTGAGAGAATAAATGGTATTAATGCTAGGAGCAAGGTAAGATATGTAGGTAGTGCTGATGCTTCAAGACAAAAGTTTGCCACAACAATGGGTACAAATTTAGGAGAAAAGAAATATGGAACTAGTACTTGATGTTGAAAATACGACAACAACTAAAAACAATAAGTTACACCTTGACCCATTCGAGAGGGGTAATTCTTTGGTTATGGTTGGTGTTCAGTCATTGGCTGCTAAAGATCCATCCACTTATATTTTCGACCACATGGATACTACTAGAGATGATGATCTTATATCTAATAGGTATGCTGTTCAGGATTATTTAGATAAGACAACATTACTTATAGGACACAACATATCTCACGATCTATTATGGTTGTGGGAGAGTGGGTTTAAATATGAGGGTAAAGTATTTGACACTATGCTAGCTGAGTATGTATTACAACGTGGCATAACTGATAGACTAGGGTTGGGTAAAGTTGCAGAAAGGTATGAATGTGAAATCCAAAAAGAAGACACACTCAAAGACTATTTTAAAAGAGGATATAGTACAAGAGAAATCCCAAGACTCGAACTCGAAACCTACCTCCGACATGATATCGGTGCGACCAAGGAGGTATACGAGAAGATACAAAATAGATTGCAGGGAGTCGAGGATAAGGGTTTGTCTAAGACGATTGAAATAACTAATGAGGTATCTGTAGTCCTTGCTAGGATGTATCAATCAGGTTTTAAAATAGACAGGACTAAACTTAGTGAGGTACGAAAAGAGTTTGAGGAAGAGAAGTTAGACTTAGAAAAGAAACTTAATAAGTACACTAGGTACTTGATGGGGGATACACCTGTCAATCTTGGTAGCACTGAACAATTGTCATGGGTTTTATTTAGTAGGAAACCTATAGATAAAAAGAGATGGGCTGACACTATACAACCTAACTTACCTGTACCTGCTTTTAAAAATCTAGTTAAGTTTAACTTTAAGACTTTGTATAAAACTAAAGCTGTTCAATGTCCTGTATGCAAAGGTAAAGGATATGTATATAAAAAGAAGAAGGATGGTTCACCTTATAAGAAGCCATCTAAGTGTGGTGCTTGTCTAGGTGGTTTTAACTATCAAGAGTCTAAAGAGATTGCAGGACTAAAATT